ACCGTGTATGTGGCCGGAATGTGCAGCACCTCGCCCGTTGTGGTTTTGGCTTTGGGGTTTTTATGCCCAGCAAAACTCACGTACAGCGCGGGCATGGCGCTTAACACATGACGCAAGCCGTCCTCATCAAACTGCCCGCCGTATGGTTCAATGGTGCGCAGGCTTTTGCCCAAACCTTGGCGCAGCCGCGCAATGATGGCCTGCTCAACCGTTAGAATCATCACCGCCCCCAAATACGCTGGGCTTGGCGGACTTATACAAAATCACATCGTCCGCGTCTGCCGTGACATTGGCCGTGGCAATCCCAATCCCTGCTTTGCCCTGCGCCACTTGACCCAGCCAGCGCGTGGCGCGGTCGTAGCGCTCCTTGACTTCATCGGTGAGCGGCACCACGCCGCGTGCCAACCGATATTCGGCAATATCAAGGCACACTTCAACCAGCATCAATGGCACAGAATCTAACACCACGGGTGTGGTATAACGCGTGCCAATGTGGCTGTCGATTTCGGCGCTGGCGCTCACCAGCGCGCCAGCCAAACGGTCTGCATCAACCGCGCCTTCGTTCTCAACGTCAGTGAGCGAGATTAAATAGGACTCGCCCAAACGTTCAAACGCTTGCGCCTGCGTGGCGTATGAGTAGGCGGGCATTATTTTGCTTTCTGCTTGGCCGGTGCGGCTGGTTTGCCCTCAAGCGCGGGTTCAAGCGCATTGATAACGCTGGCAAAATCGGCCACCGCGTTGGCGCTCACATCTGGCGCTGACGCATTTTCTGTATCAGATGACTGTTCAGATGACTGTTCAGATGACTGTTCAGATGACTGTTCAGATGACGGCGCAGGTGATTGCTCAGGTGACGGCGGGTTCTCAGCCACAGGCGCTGCCTGTGCATCGGCTGTCGTCACCACCAGCCAAGGGTCGGCCAAGATTTGCGCCCATTGCTGCGCCGTAAATTCGGCTTGGCTCAACAGCACCGCTTGCGCGCCAAATGCCATGCCCGCCCGATAATGCCCAGCGGCCTGTGTGGAGTGAATTAAATAGTTCATACGTTCTCCTTCTCCACCCAAACGGTTGACAACACATCCACCACGCCGCGCATCACATTGCTGGTCGCGCCAATGGTTTCGGCCTTCACAATCACATTTGCCGCGCCTTCAAGCTCTGGCGGCACAACCAATAAGGTGGCTCGGATATTGAGCTTGCGATTGTTATCGGTCACCATGCGGCTCATGGCCACGCGTGCCGCTTGTAGGTTTTCTGCGGTCAATGGCATTTTTGACATATACGCGAGCTGGGGCAAGGTGTAACCAAATGCGCGGCGCGCTCGCACACCGTGGCGGTATTCGTCACGCATAAAGACGTTTTCGTCCGATTCTGTGTCCATGCTGGTTAATTTTGCGTCCATGCGGTTTTGATAAATAAATGGCTTAATCGCACGCGAGCAATCAAGCAAATACCACGCAGGCCCCGTGCCGTCCGCTTTGTTTGACTGCGTGCCAGCGGTTGATTCTGTGTCGCCGTTTACCGCATAAATCGGGTGGTCGTGGTCAAAAAATGGCTGGCCGTCGTGGCAAACTGTCTGCTCGCCTTTGGCCAGTAATGCAAACACAGACTCATCAACGTGTTCATTGGCCGTGCGCCCCAATTCATTAAACAGCGGCGTGTACATGCCCACGTTGTCGTCTTCAATATCGGTACGCGCCACGCCAATGGAGCTTTCAAATTTGGCGTTGGCTAGAGAATAACCACTGGTTTTTAGGCGGTTCAGCTGGCGATCGCCCACCCATTCGCGCATTTTGGGAATATTGTTTAACCATCCGTATAAATTGACCGCGTTGTTTGATGGAACCATGGTGGCCACTTTTGACCACTGGCTGTCCGCCATGGTAAGGCCGTTTTTAAACGCGGCACTAAACGCAATGGCCAGCGTGCTTAATAAAGGTGCTGTAATAACTTTCATCGGGTGTCCTTTGTGACATTGTAAAATTTGACAACTTGATACTGGGTAACTAGGCTAAATCAGTCTTGGTGCAGCGGTTTTTCAATTACGCGGTTTTCGCCTTGGCAAAATCTGCCGCTGCAATCCCCATAGATTGGCACACCGCCAGCTCATTCGCAGTCAAGCCGTTGGCATCCGTTGCGCCTTGCGTGCCGTGGCTTTGTTGCCCCGTTAACGCGGTAATCACAGGTGCTGCCGCCAAAAAGCTTTTGAGCTGCGCCACGTCTTGCTTGCCAAGCTCCGTTGCCCATACTTTGGTTGATTCCAAAATGCGCCCGTCGCTTAAGCCTTGCGCCACCAAGCCTGCCACTTCATTGTGGGTAAGCTGGGTTTGTAATGTGGCCACTTGCGTTTGCAATGCCGCCATGGCCGTCACATTGGTGTTTGCGCCCGCCGCTTTGAGTGTGGCCAGCTCAGCGCCTGTTGCCTCCACCGAACTCGTAAGCGTTGCCACTTGCGCGTTGGCGGTATTGAGGTGTTCTTGCGCAGTTTTGTAATCAGCCTGCAGCGTGGCCACTTTAGTGACCACATCTGCATCTGTGCTGGTTTCTGCCAAGGCCAGTAATGCGAGTAATTCTTTTTTCACGTGAAGTCCTATCTGTTGATTGGGTTGGTTGGTTTGATTGGTTGGGTTTGATTGGTCGTGCAAATGGGTGAGCCTGCTTAACATTGCGGGGTTTAGCTCGGTCAAGCCCGTTAATCCCGGTGAATTGGTCAACGCCGCCATGTGCAACATCAGCACCTCACCCGTATTGCTGTCATAACTAAACACGGGCGAAATGTAGCGGTACTGCTTGTTCTTGATAAAGCCCGCCGCATCAGCTGTCCAGTCAAACCGTGCATAAACGCCGTCGCTGCGTGCCTCAAGCTCAATGGCCCAGCCAGCCGCTGGTGCGGGCAAGCCGTTAAACTCCGCTTTTTGCGTTTGGTGCTCATAATCAATCACCATCTGCTCAGGTACCGTATTCCAATAATTCACAATCCGTGCCGCGCCGCCGTCGTTCAGCGTCCACTGCATATTGGGAGCGGGTCTGCCATCATTCGAGGCAAAGCCCCCCATCGGCAGCAGCCGCACCGCTTTGTCCGCGCCATTGCTTAAGTCAAACGCCAGCGCAGCGTATTGAATCGTCATTTCATAACCCCTCCGTGTGTGCTTTGATAAACGCATTGTGCGCGCCGCCCAAAACAAAACCCACTGAGCCGATGTCAGTGGGTTGGTTGATTGTCATGTTGTGTTGGTTGTGCAGATTGTGTCACGTTGTGTTTGGTGGCAGGGTATACGCTGCTCGTTGGTGGCTTTTACCCCGTTAACGCCCCGTTAGAATTGTTCAAACCAACCAGCGGCAGCCGTCGGTAAGGCGCACACCTAAAAAGCCATCCTGCGGCTTGTTTTAACGCGCCAGCGCTTCAATATAATCGGCCACCGCATCGGACAACGCCCGCGCCCCAGAATCGGGCAGCACCATAAAGGGGCGGGCAGCCATTTTAGATGTGCCGTTGTTAAAAAACGGCGCGTAAGGGCTGGCCGTGGTTACCATTGCCGCGCCGAATATGGTCAGCGGGTAAATACTTCTAAACATATCGCCGCTGTCAAAACCAATGCCAGCCTTTACGCCGCGCCGCGCCTTTGATTTTAGCGTGGCAGTCTTTAGCCCGTCCCACGCTGGGCGGCCTTGGGCGGCAAAGTTGTTTTTGACTTCATTAAACAGCGTCTCGGCCAAGCTGTCCATCAAATCATTGGGCGCGCTCAAGCCGTGCGCAATTGCGTTGATTTTTTGCCGCAAGCCTGTGATGTCGATGTCAATCTGGATCATTTGCACACTCCTTGGTTTTGGGTTAAACTGGCGCTATTCAGGGCAACCTGTAGCGTATACGGACACACAATGCTAGTTGCTGGGTGCGTCTAAAGGATTCCGTAGCGCAAACCCCGCGAGCAACCGACGGGGTTTTTTATTGCCCGCTTGTTTTATATAGCAGCATGCCGTCGCGCTGCCGATTGATGTATTCTAACTGCTCGGCCAAAGAAAATGTATCGCGCGGCGGGAACACGGTGCTACCGCTCCAGCCGTCTTTGCCCCACTCAAACACGCTTAACCCAAATAGGGGCTTGCCGTCCTCGGTAAACTCATACGCTTTTATGTAGCGTCGCTTTAACACATAAACGCCGCCGCGCTGGGCTTGCCAATTCAACCAAATTTCATCGGGATTTTTAACCGCATCCGCTAGGATTTTTAAATACTGGCCGCGCCCATTTTTATCCGCTTTTAACGCCCCCGTTGGTTTGTCTACAAACAGCTGCTTATTGATGCTCAATGCCGCGCCCGTCACATCCTGATACACCACGCCTTTATCCAACGTTGCGCCAAATTCATTTAAAAACGCCTGTGCATACGCCTCTTCACTCAAGCCTTTTGGCAGCACATCCGTGGCCGATACTGGCGCGGGTTTGGGCAAGGGCGGGCGCTCGCCCAGCACGCGCCCATTGTCAAACGTGCGCGGCAATGTGTCCAGCGGCGGGGGCGTAAATGGCGTGGCGGCCGCTTTGCCCACATTGTAATTCCAGCCCACATCAGGCGTTGCCCCCACGGGCTTGCCATTATCGCCGCGCCGTTTTGGGTCGGTGTAGGTGGTGACTTGGTGTTTTTGGATTGTACCGTCGCGTTTTTTGACTTCCTGCGTCCAAGTACTCAAATGCTCTGCACCACTGCGCATATTGCCCGCCATCCCCTCGCGGTCAATGTCGCGCTGGCTTAAAAACGTGGTGGTGCAGTTGCAGCCAAAGCCATTTTGTGGCCCGTGGGTATCCCAAAACGGGTCGTCTTGGGCAAAAATCAAACCATCCAACGCCACGTGGGCGGGACGCGGGATTTTGTGAATATGGTGGTCATAGCGCCGATACGGCTTGAGGTGTTTAATCGCTTGCCCGCGCTGGTACTCAGCGGCGTTGTATGCTTGCGCGGCATTGGTGTGTAAAATCGTCTCCAGTCGGCGCGGGTTGAGCTTTTTACCCAACACCTCTCCAGCGTCGTCGGTTACCAGCCCACGGCCGTTTGTTGACCACCAGCCTTTTTGGTGCAAGACCTTTTCCATGGCTTGCATGTATTGGCGGCGCGTGGCTTTGCCCTCTAAAAACTGTTCTACACCGCCGCGCAAGTCTTGCAAAATATCGGTTTTCATGACATGCGCCACCGTAAATGCCTTGGCGTGTGCGGCTTGATGCACCTCTTGCCAGTCCATGCTCAACACATAGCCCTTGCTTTTAAAATACGCAAGGGCTTTTTCGGGAGGCAAGCCAAAGGCAAAACCCAAATCAACTTTGTCCATGGCGTTTCTCAAAGTTAATCTGCGCCCAAACATCCGCCACAAACAGCACCCGCGTCAATGCCTGCGTGAGTTCCTCTGTTTGCATCTGTGGCGCAATCCGCAGCAATTCATCGGCGACATTATCCACGTCACCGTCTTGGTGAAACGCCTCAACCAGCGGCGCGATCATTGCCAAGAGCGCGGGGCTTAAGTCTGGCATGTCAGCGTTGCTTAACGTGGCCATTGGGTTGTGTGCCGCCAATCCTGCTTTAAGCAGGGCTTTTTGAGCGGTTTGTTGCGCCGTTTTTTGTGGGGTATTTTGCACGTCATTTGACACCGCGCGGCTTAAAACCGCTTCATCCTTGGCCGCCTGCGGAATGCCCAGCTCTTTGTGTACCCACTCCAGCGGAATCTGTACCCCAATGTCCACCAGCTTGCCCAAGGCATCAGACCACACGGTCACATCGGCGGTGTCGATTAAGTCAAACTCAAACCGTGGGCAACGCTCAAACGTAATGTTATGGCCGTTTAATACCAGCAGCGGATAAATCAAATCGCGCGTGAGCGTTCCAGCGAGCTGCTTGGCATCCGATTTTACCAATTCTTGGCGCACTTCATTGTGGACATTGCCCAGCGCGTTGGTGCTGGTTTTACCGTCGGCTTGCGTGGTGAGCGTGCCGCCCAAAATCGCCTTGCTCATGGCTTTGTCTGCCCAGTCGGCCATTGCTAAAAACGGGTCGTGGGTTTTGCTCGCGCCGCTGCTGGCCTGCATAAACTCCACCGTCATGGTGTCGGGCATGACCGCGCTGGCGTTGCGCCCCAGTGCCATCACGGCATTAAATAGGGTTTTTTTCTCCTCAGACGTTGCCCCAATCGGGTATTTGCCCACGCGCACCGGCAAGCCGTAAGTTTCTAAAAACTCTGCCCAGTCGCCCACGCTAAAGTGCTTAAACATATACGGCCACGCCAACACCCGAAACAGCCCCGAACGAGCAACATAGCCCGTTTTGGATTTATGCACATGGCTTATCCAACCAAACGGCTGCAAGGGCTGCGGCTCGCCGTTGACCGAGCGCAACAAAAACCTGCTGCGCGTGTCCACGTCCAACGTAAACCACGCTTGTGGGCGGGCGTTAAACGCACTGATGCGCCATTCGTTGGCCACGCGTTGCCACGCCAATTCGATGTGGGCAAACCCATGCCCAATCGCATCAAGCAGGTCGTAACACAGGTCTTCAAAGTCATTCATATTGCCCAGCATATTTTGCGCCGCTTCACACGCGCGGGTCTCGGCGGGGGTTGCGTCTGGTGGCGGCTTAATAAACCATTCAATTGCCAACACCGCGCGGCGCCGTTTGGACAGGTCACTGAACAAATGCGCGTCCTTCTCCTCCATCTCCGCAAAAAAATTGTGCTGCTCTGCCAAATCGCCTTGCTCGGCTGACTTAAACATGCTGGCGATTTTGGCTGGCGTGAGCTTTTTAACCGCATCAAACGTGCTGGGCAAAATACCGTAACGGGTGCGGTCATCGGTTTGGGCGGCATTTAAGGTTTGCGCCGCCAAAGGCTCACCATGTTGATCTAGAATCACTGTACTCATCGTCATTATCCTGTTGTTGGGTTTGCGCCATACGCCCGCGCGTATGCTCGCTTTGATACTCCATCACGCCTGCGCCGCTTTGTACCAGCGCCCACAGCATGTGCAGCGCGTCTGGGCCATCATCATGATCGGCTTTGGGAAAGTGGCGCAGCTGGTCGATTAACGTCACATGTGCGGGGTTTAGGCGAATCAAGCCGTTGGCCATGTGTGGTTGCAGGCTTTCAATCCGCAAGCCTTTGTCCGCCACGGGTTTTACTGCGCGGGCTGGCACGGCCAAGCCTTGGATTGCGCTGCGCTTGACCAGCTCGGTTTTTAAAAACTCTTGAAACTGCACGGTTTCCACCGCCCAAATCGCGCAGCGATACTGTTTGTGCAGCGCGATCACGTCTTCAATAATCCGATCGGGCAAACGCTTTTTAATGCTCGCCTCGACCACGTCCAAAATCCCTGTGTTGCGGTTATACCCGCCCACCAAAATCGCCGATGGGTCACGTCCTTGCTTGCCAAGGCTGGGGTCAACCGCGCCGTAAAATACCCATTCATTAAGCCGATTGACCCAAAAGTTAATGCAACCCGCAAAAATCGCATTTGCGCCTTCGGTTGGGTTGTTTTGGTATTCGCTGTCGAACGTGTCGTGGCCGTCACGGGCGCGGATTTTCATCAGCTCCAGCACGGGGCGGGCTGCCCAGCTCACCTGCGCGCCTGACAACATCGCCATTTCGTTTTTAAGGTAATACAACTGCGCCACATCTGGGCCATCGTTGCGTAAAATCTCTTCCCATTTGTCCCATGCCGCCATGTCGTGCGGCCAAGCAATCATGGCTTTAAAGCGGGCGGTGTGCCACATGGGGTTATTTAACGTGCGGTTTAACGCGCTGTCGTGGTGCAGTACCGTGCCAATCCAAATCACATCAAACTTATCGGCTGCGCCGCCCAATGGCATCACGGTTTTTTTGACCCAATTGTCGGTTTTGTCGCGCTGGTCTGGGCTGCGCACTTGCTCGTCGTTTTCGATGTCATCCAACACTACCAAGTCAGGGCGCAACGCGCCGTGGCGCAGGCCACGCAGCTTTT